GCGCTTCGTCTAGGTGTTTATTATAAAGTGAACCCGACTGTAGACTCATTCAAGCGGCTGGGTCTTCTGAACCCAGTAGCGACTTTGTGGGAATTATTCCCTCTTTCGTTTGTTGTTGATTGGTTTATTCCAATTGGAACTTACTTAGGGTCGCTTGACGCGATGGCCGGGGTCCAGGTTGTGTCATCCTGGGAATCTCGGACATCAAAGACAGAGTATACCTCGACTGGATACAACTACGTCGTATTTAATACGAACGGAACTGTAAACAGTGCCGAATCGGTTACCCCGAGCGAAAGCTGGAAAGAGTCTTACGACCGATTTCCTGCTCCTAGCTTGGGCGTCCCGTTGCCGGTGTTCACTCTGTCAGTCAACTCGAAGAGATTTCTCGACGGGTTATCGCTTACGCGCTTGATCCTCTTGTCAGGCAAATAAGTACATTTCAACGGGCGTAAGCCCATTTACGTGCTCTGCACGATTAGGAAAAACATGCCTCAGTTTACTGGTGCTATTACCATCAATGATGGTGCGACCACTCCGGTCGCTGTGTCGTATTCGCCTGAGCAACTAAGCTCTTCGAACACGGTTCTCGTGGATCGTCGTGAGACGACCCGCGATATGCAACCCTCTGTTACGGTTGTGTTTGAACGGCCAACGCCGACGCGCAAGACCTTTAAAGTCAAGCGCGCCTACGCTATGCCTATCAAGCAAACAATTAACGGAGTGGACGTGATTACTGATATCGCACGTGCAAACGTCGAATATGTGATCCCGCAATCAGCAACCCAGACGGTTCGAAAGAACCTTCGAGCTTTGGTTGCCAACGCTGAGGACATTGCAATCCTCAAAGCTGGCGTCGAAGATCTCGATCCTCTGTACTAAGATATGCTAGACGTCAAGTACGTCCTAGCTGTTCTCGGTGCTTTGGCGCTGATCGTGCTTGTCTACTTAACTGGACAAGGTCACATCTAGTTCCCTAGGTGTTTGTTTGAACCTTTCTCTCATAGGAGGGACGATGTCAATCGTTCTAAGGACTGACCAGTCTCTGGTCAGTGGAAAGCAAGCGTTAGCTGCTTTTTCCCGTGTTTTGGAGTCGATGAATACGCCGGTATCGCTAGCGGTGTATATGCAGCTAAAATATGGCTGCCACAACGACATTGTCAATCGAAAGATTGACCCAAGGCACTATGCTTCCGTCGCCTTGTTCCGGAAGGATTACCAAGCCGTTAAAGGCCTAAGTAAAGCGACGTTCCTCTCAACTACGATTGATCGCCGTAAGGCGGCAGTCGAGAAGTTTTGGGAGGCTGAGAGATCTTGCGAAGAGACGAACAAACGATTTAATGCTCTAATGTATGAAGGCGGGTTGGAAAAACTCGTTCTCGAAGATCCAGAGATGTTCGCGCTGCTCTCACGAGCACGGAATCAAATCGAAAAGATCTTAGGGAAACTTCCGCGTTATGCAGATTTTCGTTTTGGACCAGGCGTAACGTCCCTCGTTAAGAGGAACGTGACACTCCCGCAAAAATACTCACGTGAAATACACGTGACACCGGAGCTTTATTCCTATTGGCGCGACATTCTTGGACCTTTATGGTCCTCGTATGTCGACAACGTAATTGTTGTTGCTGGGAATAACGTTTCATTTGTCAAAAAGAACGCAAAGATCGATCGAGCCATTGCTACGGAACCACATGTAAATGTGTATGCGCAGCTAGGGGTTGGTCAAGTCCTTCGGGATAAATTGCGTAGATGGGTTGATCTCGATACTGGTCAAGAGGTCAATCGCTTTCTAGCTTCGGTGGCCCACTTGTGGGGCCTCGCTACCGTAGATTTGGCGTCAGCATCTGACACCATAGCCCGTGCCCTTATCTGGTTCCTCCTTCCTGAAGGTTGGGCTAGACTACTCGACGCTTGTCGTTCGCATCGATTCACCTTGGATGGTGAAGAATACGAATACGAGAAGTTTAGTAGTATGGGTAACGGATTTACGTTCGAGCTAGAAACTATCATCTTTTATGCTTTGGCAAGAGCTTGCGGGTCTTCCCGCGAGCACACTGCCTGCTTTGGAGATGATATCATCGCCGAGGACCGCGTTTACGATAAGCTCACAAAGCTTCTCGAATTCTGCGGTTTCACGGTTAATCTTGACAAGTCCTTCGTTCACAGCAATTTTTATGAAAGCTGTGGAGAAGACTACTTCTTAGGTGAGAATGTGCGTCCTTTCTTTTGGAAAGACCTCAAACCCACGACCATCTTTAAGATGATAAATGATGTGTCGAAGTTGTCTTCACGTTCCGATGGTACACGAGATCGGTCCTATCTTTCTGCTCACTCCTTTCTTAAGTCTCTTTTACCTAAAGAGATGTTGAGATGCCAAATACCTTACGGTTATGGCGACGTGGGCATACAAGAGAGTTGGGATACCGTAGCTCCGAGTATTAGTCGGAATAGCGATGGATGGTGCGGCTTCACAACAAAGGCTGTGAAGTTCCAGTCAGATAAACGTTTTTACAAAGGTGACATGCGAGGTTATCTAGCTTCGCTTGACACAATGAGTGAAACGTCCGAATCT